TTTCTAATACTTTGATCTTCTCCAAAAGCATCTCCACTAACTCCATAATTTTTCTGAGCTGATCCTTCAGCTTTTTGGATTTGTTTTTTAGTAGCACTTTCAAATTTATCTTTACCATCACCAAATATTTTGTTAGCTAAAAATGCAGCACCTTTAACTAAATCTGTTAGGGCAGCAACACCTACTAATATAGTTTGTATCATAGGATCTAAAAATTTCATTATAGGACCTATAAGATCAAAAATACTAACAAATATATCTAAAATAGGCATTAAAGCTTCACCTACAATAACAAAAATTTCTTTTAATTTTTCCATTTGGGCATTCATCTTATCAGCCATCCCAACTTGTTTATCTAAACCTTCAACTCCTTGTTCTTGAAGAATTCTCATTGCTTCTTGTTCTCCTACTTGACCTTTTAATTGTTCAAATTTTTTAGTCTCTTCAGCAGCTTGTTCAGCAGTTAACCCTTTTAATTGATCTTGAAGTAATAAGGTTTCAGCTAAGTCTTCTCTAGACATACCAACAGATTTAGCTAATGCTTCTTGTTGGATTCTATTCATTTCAGAAAATTCAGCAGATGAACCTACTTGATTTGCTATTTCTTCAGCAACTGTAGCTAAATCATTATTTAAAGCTGCTTGTCTAGCTTTTTCTAAATTAAGATCTTTATTTAATAGTAATTCAGCTGATAATTCATTTTCAATAGATGATTCAAAATCAAGTAAACTTCCAGCTATGGCATCTACTTGAGATAATTCCATACCTAAAGATTTTGCTGTAGCTACTGCTTGTCCTATTAATCCTGGGTTTTTACCTAATGATAAAGTAGTTGCAGCGGAAACTTTTCCTATTTCTTTAAGCATTTTTTGCTCATTCATTATAACACCATTTTTAAGTGATGAAACTTTTGCTTGAGCTAAAAATTGACCTGTAATATCTTTAGTAGTATTTTTAGTACCTAATTGAATTCTAGCTATACCTTGCAATTCTTCATTAGTAAAACCAGCTTTTTCTCTTAATTTAGTAAAAGAAATAGACATTTCATCACTTAACATAGCATTAGTACCTAAAGCACCATTAATAGCAGTAAAAGTTTCTAAAACACCTTTTGAAGTAACAAAAATATCACCTGAAGAGGTAGCAACAGAGGTCATTTCAGATTTTAAATCTCTGGCCTCATCATAAGTCATACCAAAATTCTTAGCCATATCAGCTACAGCGGCATCTGATGCTTTAATTGCTTCAAATAATTCCATAAGTAAACCAACAGGACCTAATACCTTTTTAAGCATACCCGATATTGCAGGGCCTATAGATTTTAAACCTGCCATTAGAGGAGACATAGCATTTTGACCCGCGGCTGAGGCTGCACTTCCTAATAATTTACCTGCTTTTTGTGATGCAACTTTACCTGATAAAGTTTTTCCAGATTGAGAAGTTAATAATTTTTCTAATCCTAATTCTTTAATTTTATCTTGAGTAAGACCTTTACCGGTTTTAGCTGCTTCTTTTAAGGCATCAAGTTGTTTTTTCTGTAATGGTTTTGCTTGACCAAATAAATTAACATTAGCTTTACCTGCTCTTTCTGCTTCTTCTCTAGCGGCCTTAAAGGGTTCTGATAGTGCTGCTAAACCTGGGATTTTTGAGGTTAAGTCATCAAAAAACGCAAATGTTTTAGTACCTAAATCATCCTTAACCATTTTAGTTTGGTTACGGATTTTTTCCATTGTTTTTAAAAACTCCTCTTGAGTTGCAAGGTTATCTTTAAATTCTTTTAAGTCTTTTCCTTTTATTCTACCACTATCTATAGCAATTTTTAAACTTTGATATTCTAATTTTGCTTTTTTTTCTAAAGAATTTAAGGTTTTATCACTTATTAATAATCCTTGAGAATTTTCATAAGCTATATTACGAGCAATAGATTCAATACTTCTAAGAGATTTCTTAGCAAAACCTAATTCGGTATTTTGTTTAGATAATTCTGCTATACTATCTCTAAAAGATTTAGAGATAAAGGTAAGTGAATTATTTACATCATCTAAATCCTCATTTAATTTTTTAATTTCCCTTCTAGCTGATCCTATTTTAGCGGCATCAAAGATAGGAGGCGTATCTTGCCTCCCTAATCTTTTATAAAGAGAATCAATTTCAGCATTAAGTTGCTGGATTGTTTTTAAGTCTTTTTGAGAATCTAAAGCCATGTAAATGTTTTATTATAAATATTATTACTTATAATCTGTTTTACCTTTATATGGCTTAGAAGCAGCTAAAAAAGCAGGGGTATTAACGGTACCATCAGGATTAACCATATTAGTAGCATTTTTATTACCTTTTTTAGCATTTTCTCTTTGCTCATTTTGTTCGGTATAAAAATTGTTTAATTCAAACAATGTAAACTTACGTAACCAAATAGGCATATTGTATATGGTACCAAAATCATATCCACCTTTTCCATGAAATACTATACTATGGATTTGTTGGAATAATGATTTTCGGAATTCAGGAGCGGAATTAGGCGTCAGGCCAAAAAAAGTTAAGCCCAATAGGCAAAGTAGCCTCCTCACCACTATCCAAAATAACATTCATGTTAATATCGGGTTGGATGTTTCTAACATACTCTCTAAAAGCTCTAGCATCTTTTGCTAAAAAGTAGTTATCTACAAAATCTCTAATATCTTTTTTTTCTTCACTACCATCAACTGAGGTAATCATGTGTTTTAAACGAGTAGTTAATTCACTAGAAGTTAAAGGATTTAATTTTTTTAACCCAGCTACTTCTCTATCAATGGCTTTTTCATCTTTACCATTAAGTAATTTAAAGGTTAAAACTGTACCTGTATTTTCTAATACATAACTAAATTCATTTTTACCACTTTCTAATAATGAAAAATCAATTTCTTTAGGTTCTAAAGTAGTTAAATCAATTGTCTGATCTTTACCTGCTATTCTAACATTGTACTCTTTACCATATCCTAAAATACGAGCAGCAATATATAAAGCGTTTTTATCTCCTACAAATAAATCATCAGTACTGATGTTTTTATCTACAATTAAGGATTGTAATAACTTATCTAATACAGTACCATTTTGAATGTATGCTTGATTAGTTAAGATATCTTCTTCTTTAGCAGTCATGTATTTGATTTCTACTTTACCTTTTGATAGGGGAGATTCTTTTGGATATAGTAATCCTTTAGAGGGTAACTCTACTTCTTCAGTAGGGAACTTAAATTCAGCCATAATCTTTATTTAATTAATAACAGTTGTTTTATTATACATATGAACATAAAAAAAAGCTTGGCCGAAGCCAAGCAATTTTTGAAAAAAAGCGGGAATAAGTTTTTAGAAGTTTAAGATACAATAATCAGGTTGAACTGTTACTGTAAGTTCTTGAGCAGCATTCTCAGTATCCCAGTTATAATCACCAAAATTGGCTTCTGTGATAATTGCTCCTTTAATAATCCATTCAGATACGATGTCTCCTACTGGTCCTAATACATCTAATGTAAGGTCTTTTTTGTAGAAATCACTATATCCATCTCTACCTGTTACAGATTCGTGGTGTAAACGTACCCATTCCATTACTGCTTGAGCACCTGATGGTGTAATTGGATCAAATAGAGTCATTTGAATAGTTCCCCATGTTGATTTACCTTTTACAAATCGTTGAACGTTGATGTGATTTAAAGCTACTGTACCTTGTGTTAATGTTACAGCTCCCATACCTTTAATTTGGTATGATGGGATACCATCTACATAAAGAATGAATCTATTCTTTTGTTTTGGTTCAAATGCTGTAAAAAATATTTCGTTTGGGTCTAATACTGCCATTTTTGTTATATATTATTTATTTTATTATAAATATTAGTTATTTTAATTTTTTATCCTGGGAATGTAGCTCCTGTTGGAAGTACATTAAAGTCTAGGATTATAAATTCTGCTGTTTTAGTTGGTTGTAAATAAATCTGACCTACTAATTCATTTCTATCAATTACATCTGCTGTATTATTTGTATCATCCATTACTACTTTAAAAGCATACAAACCTTGTCTTTGTTGTACTGATTCTAAGTATGGATTAACTTGGCTTAAGAAATTATTTCTTGTAGCAATTGTATTTTGTTCAAATACTAAGTTATCTGATACTTGAGAGATGTAAGCTTTAAGAGCGATTAACAATCTTCTTACATTTACTCTATCTAAAGCTGATGCTTTTTTCTGTAATGTTTTTTGTCCGAATACTACAGTACCAGTTCCTGGGAATGTTGCAATTGGGTTAACATTTGCTTCGTATAATGTATCTCTATTTCCTGATGTTAATTTTCTTTCAGCTCTAATTACAGTTCCTAAAGCTCCTCTAATTAAACCTGCAGGTGCAAACCATGGATCAGATGAAGCATCTGTAAATGCATATACTCCTGGGATGTAAGTTGAAGCTGGTGCCCAAACTGTTTGTCCAGTTGCTGCATCTAAAGTTTGCAACCAAGGCCAGTATGTAGCTGCGTATGAACTATCGTATGATGATACTGCGTTTACTACGGTATTTATCGTTGAATTATACGGTACTAAATCAATTACAGC